GCTGGTTCCTACGAAACTAATAATTTTTTCGCCCTTGGTTGGGCGATTTTGTCCCACCGCTTGTGGCACTTTTTCCAAGGTCACGGATTTATAGATTAACCATGCGAAACATCACCCACCTCGTCGTCCATTGCACGGCTACCCCGAAGAACACCACCATAGCATCCATCCGTAAACATTGGAAGGAGGGGTTGGGCTGGAAGGCGGTGGGGTACCATAAGATTATAGAACCCAACGGAAACATCATGACCTTGGCAACCGACGACAAGGTGACCAACGGGGTGCAGGGACACAACGCTACCTCGCTCCATGTGTCCTATATCGGGGGGAAGGACACGGATGACCGCACCATCCAGCAACGCCAAGCCATCGCAGGGGTGTTGCTATCGTGGTTGCAGAAGTACCCCAAGGCCCGCATTTGTGGCCATCGGGACTTTCCAGGGGTTGCCAAGGAATGCCCGCAGTTTAATGCGGAGAAGGAGTACGGTTACCTGTACTTGACCGCCAGCGATACGCAGGAGGGATAGTTTGCGCAAGGTAGCGGAATCCGCTACTTTAGGCGTACGATTTCTTCGTACAGGTTAGTACAACCTATCCGCAGGCGTGAAGGTGGCGTGCAGTTGTAGTTCGGGACCTTTGTTATCCTTGCTTGCGTTCCTGCTGGTTTCCAACTTCATCCAATATCCTCCCAAAGGCTTCGGGCCTCGTCCTCGTTCAGTATGAAAGCCCATGTACCCGCCGTCCCATTCTTCCTTGTAAGTCGCCGTCCTAAGTTGGTGAATAGGTTTCTGAAGGAGCGTCTTCGTGGAGCGGTCATAGCGGTGAATCATGTTTTGGTGGTAGTAGAGTTCGTGTACATGGCCCATCCAAGTCAGGTCGTAGCCTTCGGTTCCCGCAAGTAAACGCTGGTCGTGAATTACTCCGCGGCTGACCGCACCCCCCCCACTATGACCATGAAAATAATGCACTACGAAGTTGACCCCACGGATGGTGTCATGCAGAACTCGGATGTCAATGGTTCCTCCGTACCCACCGACCTCAACCGCTGACCCTGTGGCGTAATTGAGCGTGCTTGCGAAGCGTTGCAAGAGGTCCGTTTCGCCGTGCTTGATAATGGCAGTTTCATGGTTGCCGTAACCTATCAGCAGAATGTTCTTGGCGTAGGGAGCGAACCATTCCACCGAGGTGTCCACGATAGCGTCAAAGTAGCGGTCGGTGTTGTGTTCGGGACGGATGAGGGACTTGTCAGCACGACGATCATAACGGCCACCCATGCAGCAGTAGGTGTCTCCGTTCAGTATGATGGCGGCATTCCTCTTGACTGCTTCGTCCAAATGATTTTTGAGCAGCCCCCTATCGCAATGGGGGTTGTCCCAATGCAGGTCGGAAATTAACAAGAACTCCTGCCCGCTTTGGCAGGTGATGTCGTGGATGTTTCGGGAATGCTTAGTGGTTGGCAGAATCATCGCTGGGATTTAAGTGTTGCGTTCTCGGCTTCAAGTTGCTGGATGGTGTTCTCCAGTAACTCTATCCGCTCTCGCAAACTTACAATCTCGTTGCGTAATTCGGTCAACTCTTTCTTTTGAGCCTCAGCGGTTTCCTGCCACATAGCCAGCACCGCTTGGGCTTGCTTGACTTGTAGGGAATCCGCTTGGAAGCGTCCCCGTGTGAGCCAAGCGACTGCACCGCCAACGATTGCGCTGATGGTGCCGATGATAGTGGTTTCGATTAGGTTCACCTGTTGGCTACTTGCTCGGTTCGCCCTTTGATTTATCCAAAGCCATCCAACCTACTGATAATAGGGTCAATACCGAACCAATGATTTCGGTGAGGGTTGCGGTGTCAAGGATACCTTTGGCGACGAGCGTGCCGCCGATGAAGGTGAGCAAGTGACGGAGCAGAGCGATGACGGCTGATTTCATAAGGGGGAGTTTGGGTTGGTCGGGGTTGGCGTTACGGCGAAATAGGCGCATAAGGGGAAATGTTATTATTTGGAAGGTGTTGCAAATTCTTGGTAATCTGCGGCGTATTGTTCCTCCCACCCGCTGAACGAATGCAATCCAACGGGGGCGGGCCATACCACGAATGCGGCCAAGGCTTCGGGGCAGGTGTCGTGGAATAGGATGTCCACGCAGACGGCTTTGTCTATCTCTCCCACCTGCACGGCGAAGTCCAGCGGTTGCAGGGTTGCGAGCAACTTGTCAGCGGTGGCCTTGTCGGGGAAGGCGAACTTGCGGAAGGTGGGCATTACAATGTGGTCAGCGTTGCGAGTTCAGCGTTGGTGAGGCGGGTGGTGTAGAGGGCCACGGCACGGATGCGGTCGTTGAATGGGTCGCCAGTACCTGAACTGAAAGCATTTGCTCCAATCCTACACGCTGTTAATGATGTTGGAAAACTCACGGAATTCGTAGAAGTTCCCGCTAATGAGCCGTTAATGTATAACGCATAATTGCCGTTAGTATATCCAAGGGCGATTTTATGTACTCCAACGGCCAACGCTGAACTCGTTATTATTGATTCAAGTGAGCCATTGGCTCGACGGATTGTTACTGTGATTTGTCTTGATGAATTTCTAAAAACAATAATAAAATCAGTAGTAGAATTATTGTCTAACCCTAAAACAGCCGCAGTAACCGAGTTGCGAATATCCACTTCCGCATAAATCGTCCCCTCCGTCTGCCCGATGGACCCGCTGACCGCTCCGCTCACCGAGATGACATCTGCGCTTCGGCTTCCCGTGCCTGCGGTGGTGGGGATGTAGGAGGTCGCCACCGAGCCTGTTTCGAGTTGTGCGGCAAAAAGATAAAAACTACTGCCATTACCTATATAAGTTGTATCAGTAGCAGCGTTCTGCATTTGTATAAAAACGGATGTAGCCTGCGTAGAAGTTGCCGTACCCCTAACCGAAAAACGATACCAGCCATTTCCGTAATTATCAATGGAAGCACCACTTCCATCTATGTTTGTTATCGCTAAAGTATCTAAATTTAAAGCAGCCCTTGCATTAAAAGCCGTTGCAGCATTGATTAACAAAAATCTATTGCTTGAGTTTTTCTTTACAAAAATTGAAACGGTGTAGGTTGTTCCGCTTACGAATGATGTCGTTGGTTGTTGACTGATTCTATGCCTTGTGTTGCCTGAAGTGTCAGCCAATAAAAAAGCGTTAGTTGTGCCATCGGGCGAAGTAAATGCACTTGTAGACCCTGTAGTAAAAGATATATTATCTTGCGTCCACGGAGCGCCAATGTTCAGTTCGTTGCTTCTTGCAAATAAGTTCGTCGCCGCAGGCTCCACCAAAAGAGCAGGACACCCCGTCACGCCGCCGCTTGTGTAGTAGTCCAAGCGGGGGATGCCCGATGCTACGGATTCAATAAGGCCCGCAGAGTTGAACCGCCGTGCCGCCGTGTTGCGGGTAACGGTGAAGTCCCCGTTGGCCGTTGGGATTTGCGAGTAAAGCGTTCCCGTCTTGAAACGAGCGGGGACTATCAATAAGGAAGGCGTGGGCATATTAGAAATTGAATATCAAAGCGAATCGGGCTTGCAGGCAACCGCTGACGGCGGCCTCTGCCGCTGCTGCCCCGTCGGTCGTAGCACGGGCGTTGAAGGCATCCCACGCAAGTTCTGCGGGGGTCTTGCCCATCACCATGGAGCGAGGGTAGCCGTAGCCGTAGCCTATCAGCATGATTAGAGGAAGGTGTAACCGATGACGCTACCTACGGATGGAGTGACCGCCGTAATCTTCCCGCCGTTGCGGCCCGAAATAACTATTCCAGCGGACACGGATTTTCCCGACATTGCGTAAGCGGTCAGCAGGTTTTCCCCTCCCGTACCCGTCAAGGTCGTAAAGGTTGCGGCCACATTGACCACGAGGAAGTCGTAATTCTTGCCCGTGACGGCAGCGTCCACGAATTCCATCGTGCCGCCCTGTCCGAGCATTTGTTGTAAGATTGGAGTTGGCATTGCTTGCGTATTTAGGGTAAATGTAGGTTAGGTCGGAATTTCACAAATGGAATGACTATACGGAAGTTGGAACGACATGGTAGCCACCCACCCCGCCGTGCGGTCATCTCGGCTCTCCACAAACCTCGTAAGGCTGACGCTGGTACTTAGCGTCCACTCTTGCGTCGGGTCGTTTGTGAGGGCTGATATGAAGTCCTGAGCGATTTGTAGTTGGTCGCTCAAAACCTCGTCTTCGTTGTCTTGCCAGCCCAGCGTCGGACTGCCCGAAACCACGCCACCCATCGTGGCAATGGATTCCACTCGGTCAGAAAAATAGACACCCACAGTAAGAACCAAACTGCCCAAGTCCGTACTCGCTGACTGAACATCCGCAAATACCAAAGGATAGACGATTCGCTCACGGCTTGGGGTTCGCAGGTTTATCGTGTTGTCGGTCCCGATTGCAAGCGGGTCGCCCGTTCCGAACGAGTTCACCTGCGGATGAGCATTTGCAAGCGCAAGGAGTGCTTGCTTGATTTTTATCCATGACATAAGCCTGTAATTTCAGAATATTTTTTGAGTGCGCTCCCATGTTCAGCAGTTGTTGCAATAAGGGTCGTAGCCGTATGGCCACGGGCGGTCCAAGCCAGCACCACGGCGAAGGGTCCTTGCGTCAAGAGCCATGCCTGTGTTGTAGTTGGTTCCGTTCGGGTAAATAGTATCAAGGGCCGATGGCGGGGAATTGAATAGCGGATAGTCGGTGCGGTTCTCCATGAGGTAGCGGGTAATTCTTTCGGAATACCACTCGGCATCGTTCTTGACTTTGTCCGTGAGGCGGGTAATTTCATCCATGCTCATTTGGCTGGATTCTTCGCTGGTTCTGCGGACCATTCCCTTGTTCATGTATTTGAACGCCAAGACCATGGGTAACTCGTAATAGAGCCATTGCACCATAGCGGGTTGGATGTAGTCCTCCAATAGGGTGGTGTTCAGAGCAGTCGTTGTACCGCTGACCACCTGCCCCACCATTTCGTTGTACAGGGCCGAACCGACTATAGGCTGAATCCGCATTTCCTGCACCTTCACGATGGTAGGCCGTATCTGCGTAAACGATACATTCTCGTTTATGACCGAGTTGTCCAGCAGGGTTTGTTCGCTTATAAAAAGTGCCTTCATGCTTTCGTGATTTTATTGCCTTTGCGGATGACGAGTTGCTGCTCCCATACATGCCTGCATTGGGGGCGGTTCACTCCGCTGGCGGTATGATACCAACCGCCTCTGCGATTCCACACGGAGTAGCCCATGATGTTGGAGATGCCATCAATGTCGTCACGGGTGTACACCTTGCCTTGGTCAGCCAAGTCCAGCATCACCTTGCAGAACTCACGGCTGGTCCGTTTGTCCTTGTTGCTGAAACCTGCGGCCCAAGAATACTTGTACCTCACTTCCAGCACGGGTTCGGCCGTTGGCTTGACTCCTTCTTTGGCGATTTGGTCCACGGTACGGGCGATGGGGTAACGGTCTTTTGTGATTAGGTAAGCGACCCGCTTTGCGACCTTGGCCTTGCTGACCCCGAACTCCTTGGCCATTTCTTCCACGCTTGCGTCACGGTTCTTCTTGCGGTAGGCTTCAATTTTCTCGTCAAGTTCTTTCTCTTCCTCGCCCAGTTCAGCGAAGGCTTGACGGACCTGGTCGTCCAAGTCGGCATCAAACCGCATTGGCTTGGAGTGCATGACCACATAGTCGTCGGAACTGCTCCCAAACTTGCTTGCGACCACCTCCAAGACCTTGAACTCTTCTTCCCCCCATCCGTAGTCCTCGGTGTCCTCTTCGCCCCATTGGGGTTCGCTGAACGCTTGCTCTTGCACTCCGAGCAGCGTGTTCACTTCTTCGGGGGTTAGACCGAAACCAGCGGATAGCATCGTGCGGGCCATTTCCAAGGTGATTTTTTCTTGGGCATAGTGGCGGACGATTCGCATGAGGTTTTGGTATTCCCTGCCCGATAATTTCTTGATGTTGTCGTTGCCCATGACCACGGGCGTTTGTGGAACCTCGTCGGGTTGGGGATTGGGTCCGACCACATCGGCGGGTTGCTTTTCCAATGCAGGGAGGCCCGCTTTTTCCCGCAGTTCTTCGGGGGTCATGATGGTCAGCAGGGCTTGCTCGGATAGACGCTCCGTAATCGGTTCCACGGGAATCAGTTCCATCCCTTCAACGCCATTGAACGAACCCAAGTAGTTAATCATCCGCTCCACTTTACGGACACGGTCATTGACATAGGTGGCTTTGAATAATTCGTACGCCTCCACCAGTTCCTGCCGTCCTCCCAGTTGGCCTTCGGTCTTTACTCCAAAGAGCATCGGGTTCACGACACGGTGCGAGATGAAGATTTCGGACTGGATGGCCTTGTTGAGAATCTCGAACTGCTTGTCCATATCGGACGGGGTGAGCGGTTCCAAGGTAGGAGCCTTGGATACATCGTCGTTGAAGGTCACCACAAAGCGACCAGCGTTGTCGGTCCCGCTGAACTTGCGTTTAATCTGCCGCTCAATGTCGCCCTGTTCTTCGGGCGTTGGGATTCCGTTGTTGAAGTTGATTAAATACCCACCCCAAAAGTTGTTGCGGAGGTTGTTGTTGTGAAAGTTCGCCACCTGCACATCGGCTTCAATCCACGCCAAGCCTCCCATGTATTCGGGGAGGGGATAGGACTTTACGCCTGCGGCATAGACCCTGTAATAGAATAGTTGCTTACCGATGCGGTTGTCAGCATCAAAGGCGGGAATCTTTTCGACATCCCCGATTTTGGGGTAGAGTTGAATCATGGCATCGTCGTACCAATCGGCCACTTGAAACATCCGCTCGTCTTTGTCCACTCGGATTTTTTCAAAGGGGATGTGTTCCATTTTCGCAATGGTTCCCATCTTGTTCCAAGTTACCGCAACGGCGAACCCGTTGAATAGTTCCAAGTCAAGGACCAACTTTTCGGTGATGTCATTGAGGTCGTCATGCTCGCTCAACCCGTCAAAAAACTTGGCATACCTTGCCTGCTGCTCCACGGTCATCTTTTCCCCTGGTTGCCATCCACCGCCCACGATGTAGTTGACCTTCCCGTTGACGATGGCGTTGTGCTTGCTGCTTCGGCGGTAGTTGTCCAGCAGGTAGTAGGGGTACTCGTTGAACGCCCCGTAGGTGATGTACTTGCCCGCCTTGTTCTCCAACATAACGGGGACCTTGTGTTCAATCCCAAGCCATTGGGTGAATGATTGCTTTATACTCATAGCGTGTGGACGGTAAAATTGAGGGCCGAAATCGTGATGGTTCCGCCATCGTTCACGGCGTTGATGTAGATGGTGAACTCGTCGTTGACTGCACCTTGCAGGACGGCTTCAATCGTAACCGCATGGCCGTTTGCGTGAGCCGTGGTGATGTCAGTCATGGACTGCGGAATGATGGTTCCGTTCTTGGCGATATAGATGATGATTTGGTTGCCGTTGCCTTGCGAGAATACCATGCTGGCCGACACCCGCAAAGCAGCACTCGTCGTCCCTGTGTAGGTGATGGCGGTGGTTGTGCGGGTAAAGTTGTAGGTAGTCAGCAGTCCCGATTTCAGCGGTGTTGTCAACTTGACGGCCTGACCTTGGGTCGGGGTGAAGTTCTTGGATTCGTCAAGGTAAAGGTTCGCCACGCCACGCTCTCGGTCCAAGGTGGCGGTGTCTGCGAGGTCGTCAAAGAGGCCACCCACACGGGCGGCGGTGTTCGCTCCTGCAGCGGTTTCGGTGGTGATAGTTGCGGCACTCGTCTGCAACTGGGTTCTCGTTTGTACGCTCATGCGAAAGAGGGGTCAAAGGTGGAATCAAACACTCGCTCATCGGACGAGCCGAAGACGGTGTACTGGATGGAATTGGCGAAGGTGTTGAAGGTCAGCGAAACTACCTGTACATACGCCAAGCCCGTTTCAACCACCGCAACGGCTGCGCTAACCGTGGAAGAGGTATCGTAAACCTCATAACGATAGGAACCCGTTTCAACCGCCCCCAGGGTAATCTGAAATTTGTCA